CATCGGCGGGCGGTGCATCGTCGGCGGCGGGTTCGATAACTGTGGCTGCGATGGTCACGTTTCACGATAGGCAAGAACTTACTTTGATTTTATGACGGAGGAAACGATGGGCAAGCCCAAGACGGACAAGGAAGTGAAGGCCGAAATCGCCGCGCTCAAGGAGATGAAGCCCTTCGTGCGGAAGTTCACGGCGTTCGGCGACAGCAACCACGACAAGATGGATTGCGAGATCGCCGCGCTCAAGGAGAACATGGACGAGGACCAGACCTACGACGAGTGGCCCGAGGACGAGGCCGACATGGAGAGGCGCAGCGCGGCCCAGTACGCGATTGCGTGGCGGAACGGCGACGAGGACGAATCGCCGTCTGAGGGCTGGAAGGCTCTCGACTCGCGCACCAAGGCCGACAAAAAGACCAAGTAAATTGGAGGAAATCATGAGTTCGAAAAAGTCTTCGATGACTCCGCTGATGAGAGACAGCATCGCGTATTCCGCCCTGGCCCCAAAGGCGATCTGCAACTGTCACCACACGGGAGACGGGGCCTTCAGCCAGCACGTCGGGTACGGCGGACACGGTCCCTGCAAGGCAACTCCGGTTGACGGTCGCAATGAATGTCTCTGCGCTCAGTTCACCTGGAAGGGCTGGACGAAGGAGTATCTGGCGTTCCTCCAGGCGAAAGGGCATTCGGTCTAGCCTGCCCGACAGACATCTTTTTCTTTCGTCGAAACGGTCTTGTTTCTCAGGAGTTTCAGTAGTATTCTCCGATCAAATCAAAGGAGATCAATTATGGCTCTGTCTTACCGAGACGCTGCGGTCCTGCTCGCCCTCCTCGAAGGGCACATGACGAGCAAGGCCGAGGTCCTGGACTTCGTCAAGGAAGCGATCGCGAAGAACGTTGGGGGAAAGGGGTCGAAGCAGACCTGGGCTCGCATCCTGGAGCTGCTGTCCGACTCCGGTCTCAGTGTCCGAGCTCGTGGCGCGTGATTCTCATCGGACTCGCAGGAATAATCTAGTCCGGATTCTCCTGATGGATCCGATGCGACCTCACTTCGTCGAATATGAGGGCGGACCTGGAGAGCGGCAGATTGCAGTAAAGACGTTCAACGAGGGTTCGGTCGTATTCCTGGAGGCGGGAACGACCGTGGAAATCGAGGTCCCGTTCGGGAAGTTTATCCGCGTGAATGGGATCAAGATCTAGGAGGGTGTGATGGCGATCAAAATGGTCCAGGCTGGAGCTGACTGGATCCCTGCAGTATTCCCGCATCTCAATCTGAAATACCCGAAGCTGAATCCTGTCCAGGCAGCGACACTGCCCTATGCGGACAAGGACGTCAATCTTGTCGTCGCCGCTGCGACCAGTGCAGGGAAAACGATCGTCGCGGAAATGGCAATGGCGTCCTGCCTTCGTCCGAAGGAGGATCTTGCTGCGCGTCCGAAGGCGATCTACCTCGCTCCGCTGAAGGCTCTCGCCAGCGAGAAGCTCGATGACTGGAGCGATCCGTCTCACGGATTTTCAAAGCTGGGCGTCGTGCTGGCAACGGGCGACACGATGTTCGGTCCTCGTCGAGAGCAGGTTCTGAAATCCTGCGCGGTCTCGTCTGTCCTATGCCTTACGTCGGAGATGCTCGACAGCCTGACTCGCCGCATGGGTTCCGAGAAAACGGAGTGGCTGAAGGCCGTCGAGATGATCGTCGTCGATGAGACTCATATGCTTGCGATGGAGGAACGTGGAGACAAGCTGGAGTCCGCCCTGATGCGGTTCACGTCCATGAACCCGAAGGCTCGTCTCGTCCTGCTGTCGGCGACGATGCCGAACGTCGAGCAGATCGGAGAGTGGGCGGCTCGTTTGAATGGAAAAGAGACGATCGTCATCCAGAGCGACTGGCGTCCGGTCCAGCTCGATATCTCCTACCCGACATATCAGCAGTACGGCGGAGCCGGAGCCTACGGCATCAACAAGGACCGTCAGATCCAGAAGGCGGCTCAGGTCATCGGCGAAGCTCGCGAGAGCGGACACCGGGTCCTGGCGTTCGTCCATAGCAAGGCCGATGGTCGTGCCTTGCAGCGTGTCCTTCGGGAGGAAGGCGAGACTGTCGAGTTCCACAACGCCGACCTCAACCGGGAAGAGAGATTGGAAATCGAGTCCCAGTTCCGGGACAAGACCTCTCCCCTAGGGGTCATCATCGCAACGAGCACTCTGGCCTACGGGCTGAATCTTCCTGCTCGCGTGGTGGTAATCGTCGGCACTCGTCGAGGGATGGAGCCCGTCCACCCCTACGATATCCGGCAGGAAGTTGGCCGGGCTGGTAGGTTTGGGATCGACGTCAAGGGCGATGCGTACATCGTGCTCAGTGAACAAGAAGTTCCCTTCGAACGTGTCCGATTGGAAAAGCTGCCTCCCGTGTCGAGCCAGATGGAAATGCCCGACCGACTGCTGTTCCATATGACGGCTGAGGTCGCGGAGGGCTATCACCAGTCGGCTCCCGAGCTCTGGAAGTGGTACAGACGGAGCCTGGCGTCCGTCAGATCGAAGGAAATCGACCAGGACGAGTTCATGGACGTCCTGGATCAGCTCGTCAAGCACAACGTCATTGTGACGAGTCCCGAGACTTGCAGGCTGACGGCTACCTGGATCGGGAAGGTGTCGAGCTGGTTCTATTACCATCCGCTCGACGTCGCAGGATGGTTCAGCAACATCTACCAGCTCGCAGGCAGGGGCAAGAAACCCCTGACGGATGTCGGCATGGCCTGGGCACTGGCGCGGGTCCACACCCAGATGAAGACCCCCTATATCCCGAAACCTCTGCAGCCTTTCGCCGATCAGTTCCGCAAGCTGTGCTGGGATGAAGCCCGGCTCCCGATTGGAAATGAAGCGGTCATCGGGTACGCCTATCTGCTGGCGATCACGTCCACCGATCGAGATCTTCCGGAAGGCTGGGGGATGGAGGTTCGCGGCATCCGTCGGGATGCCGAGCGCGTGGCCCAGGCGATTTCCATTCTCGATTCTCGACATGGGAAGTGGGGCCTGGAGGAGCACTGGGAGACGATGGGTCTCCGCATGACCTACGGCGTCAGTTCCGACATCGTCGCCCTGGTCGCCAATCTCGACGGCATCGGTCCGGAGAAGGCGAAAAAGCTGGCGGCTGCAGGTCTGTCCTCCCTGACAGACGTCGCGAAGTCGACTCCCGCAGCCCTGATGAAAATCGTAGGCAAGAGTCTGGGATTGTCTGCCTGGATTCAAGCGAAAAAACTGGTATCTGCTGAGAGGGCGTCATGAACCAGAACATCCAGCTATTCGAGCGTCTGTCGTCCAGGATGAACGGATGGATCCGTTCCGTCTCCAGGAGATGCGCCACGGCTCTGTACGGAGCCGAGGACATCGAGCAGGAGGCCCTCATCAAGCTGTGGCACTGCATCGGCAAACACCCAGAGATTCCGGATGAGCAGATGATCGGTCTCTTCAAGTTCTCGTTCTGCCGTCGCCTCGCGGACCTCATGACCCAGGCGAGGCAGAAGAGAAAGCCGTCCTACAGTCTGAACGTCGAGATCGATCTGACGAGCGAGTGGAGAAGCGAACACAACGAGCTCTGGTACGAGGAGAAGATTCGGGAGTTCATCGAGCTCTGCGAATCTGAGGAGCTGAAGTCCTGGGTCCGCAAGGCCATGACGCCGGGGAGTTCTCTCAAGGGAATGCGCCGGGAAGTCTACGACGGCATCAAAGAAGTCGCTGCTCGCTGTTCTACCTGAGATCTTAGCGTCCGGAGGGGGCCGACAGGGTTGGCGTCGGCTCCTTCCGGAATTTCTGGAGGTCTCATGAGCCCCTTGAAAGTAAAGTCGATCGAGTTCGATTCTGCTGGCCTCCCTCAGGCCACTTTTCACCAGGACAATCAGTACGGCTCTTCCAAACCCGTCATCACTCTGAACTTTGAGGAGCTCGAAGAGACGATTCATCGGATGATGCTGGTCCGCCATATGCTTCAGGTCCACAAAGATCATGACAAGTGTCCGGAATGTCTCCTGCAGGCGATTTCGAAGCAGGAAGTCCCGTGATCTGTCCCTACAAAGAGGGATCTGCGGCCAGGGTCATCTGGTCAGAGATCGTCCGCGAACTCTCTTGCGGGATGTCCTACCCGAAGGACAAGCTGGTTGACATTTCCATCTCTGCTCTTGCTGAGCAGAAGATCCATGACAAAGTCCAGGCCGATGATCGGGCCATTCGCGTGATTCGAGACATGGTCCGCCGCAAAATTCTGATCAAGACCGAAGGCATGTACTTCTTGCACCGGAACGACTGGGGGAAGCGATGAGCCTCTTCGAATTCTTCTGCCTGATGTCTTTGATCTTTTTCTTCGGGATCCTCATGAATTTGCGGATTGGGATGAAGCGAGAAATAAAAAGACTCTGGAAGGCGGTCGAGGTCGAAGGCGGACCTTTCGTGACCGCGAACATCCGATTCCCGAAGAAGCTCATGAAGGTCTTTGTCGACAAAACCATTCTGGAGAAGTTCCACGTCCATCGAATGACTCCCGCTCGGATCATTCATCTTCTTCATATCTTTAAGCAGTTCTCGAACGTCCCGAAGTCCGCGATCCTCATCTCTGCAGACATGAATCTCTCCCGCGACGTCTGGGAGCTGGTTCTTAGTGATGATTCCTTTGATGATCTCGCCGAGGACAGAGTCATCCCTGTGCTGAATCCTCAGTTCAACAGTTGTTCGGGACTCACCAGGGCCGGAGTGAACGAGTCAGAGTGCCCGACATGCGTGATGGACTCGATGAGCAACTTGAAAGGGCCTCCTGGGACGGGATATACAGACGTTGGAAAATAATATCACGTTTGCGTCCTGCCACACTCATGACGAATTCTCATTGCTCGATGGAGCGATGAAGAATGCGGACATGGTTTCGCTCGCCAAGAAGCAGGGGCTGCGAGCGATCGCTCAAACGAATCATGGAAATATCGACGGGGCTCTGCGTCACGTCAAAGCCTGCAAGGCCTCTGACATCCAGCCGATCATCGGATGCGAGGCCTACATGCTTCTCCCTGGAGAGGCGGAGCTCATGGCGAAGAAGCGGATCAAGCGGAACCATCTGACGCTGCTGGTCCGTGATGCCGTTGGGATGCAGCTCCTGATGAAAGCTCTGACTGCTGGGTGGGGCAGACAAACTCCGCTGAATAATTTCTCGGGCATCCCGATCGAGCAGCCGATCGAAGACGGATGGGCCGGGCATATCGTCATCCTTTCCGGATGCGCGAGCAGTCCGTTCTGGAAGGAGAAGGGCCTCGACTGGCTTCAGAAATATCGGGACGTGTTCAAGCAGGACCTGTACGCCGAGATCATGCCGATCTACGACTTCGAGCAGCAGCGGACGATCAACAAACTCGCGACGATGTCGGCGAAGGCTCTGGACCTGAAGATCGTCACGACGACAGACGCTCATTACTGCACTCCTGGAGACAGCGAGTCTCATCAAGTTCTTCTCGCGGTCGGGACTCATCAGCACTGGCACGATCCGAATCGCTTCAAGTTCGACTCCAAGCTGAACTACATGCGGACCGGACAGGAGCTCGTGGATGGCCATATCCGGATGGGCCTCGATGAGTCGTCGGCGAAGCGGTCTCTGCTGAACACTTTGGAAATCGCGGAGAAGTGCAGCTTCATCCCGGACAAGATTCCTCTGCTGCTTCCGGACGTCCTTCCTCCTGGGACAGACGAGGTCCTCTGGATGGTCGAGCAGTGTCATCTTCGAATGGAAAAGCTTGGCCTGGCCAGCAAGCCGGAATACGTCGATCGACTGGAGACCGAGCTCCGGGCGATCATCGCAAACGGATTTGTCCGGTACATCCTGCTCGTCGCAGATGTCGTCAACTGGGCGAAGCGAACGGGGATCGCTGTTGGTCCCGGTCGCGGCAGCAGCGCGGGAAGCCTTGTCTGCTGGATGCTGGGCATCACCGAATGCGATCCGGTGAAGTACGGCCTGCTGTTCGCCCGGTTCATCTCTCAGGGCCGGGCTGATCCGCTGGACATCGACAGCGACTTCGAAGATGGAAAACGCTGGATGATCGAGCAGTACCTGCAGGAAAAATATGGCGAGGGTCACGTCGCAAAGGTCTCCACGTTCTCGATGATGCGCGGCAAGGACGCGATCAAATCGGTCGGCAGAGTGTTCGGCCTTCCGATCCCTGAAGTCCAGCGCATGGCGAATTCGATTATCATCCGGCCCGACTCTGATGCCCGTTCGTCGACGTCCATTCTGGACGCGGTCGAGTCTTTCGAAGAGGCGAAGACTTTCAATGGAAAATATCCTCAGGTCGTCGAGAACGCGGCGAAGCTGGAAGGCCAGGTCAAGAACGTCGGCATCCATGCGGCAGGTCTGGTCGTCTCGAAGCATGACCTGAGGACGGGCAAGAACGGCGTCCTGGTCAATCGAAAAGGCGAGACGGTCGTCAACTGGGACAAGAAGGACCTGGAGACGATGGGGCTGATGAAGCTCGACGTCCTGGGACTGAAGACACTTTCCGTCCTGGAGTCCTGTCGCGTCCTGATTTCCAATCGGCACAATAAGTCTATCGTGTGGGCTGACGTCGACCTGGAGGACAAGGAGACCTATGCGAAAACAATCCGGACGGGTCAGACTGCTACTTGCTTTCAAATTGGGTCGCGGGGCCTTCAGAAGTTCTCGTCCGAGCTCAAGACCTCGAACTTCAAGACCGTTTACGACTCCATCGCCCTCTGGCGTCCCGGTTGCCTGAAGGCCGGGATTACCAAACAGTATGCCGATCGTCATCGCGGCCTGGAGGAGCCCGTCTATCTTGGAAAAGTCCACCAGGACATCTGCAAGGATACCTACGGGCTGGTCATCTACCAGGAGCAGGTAATGCAGTTCATGCACCGACTGGCCGGGATGCCCTGGCAGACGGCGGATCAGGTCCGGAAGATCATCGGCAGAAAGACCGGGGGCCTGGAGTTTGACAAGTTCAAGGGTCGATTCGTCGAAGGCTGCAAGGAACAGAAGACCCTGACGGGGTCTCAGGCTGAAACCCTATGGGACAGCCTGCGGACGTTCGCCCAGTACGCTTTTAACCTTTCCCATTCAGTAACTTACGCGATGCTTGGCTTCTGGACGGCCTGGGCCAAGACCCACTACCCAGCCGAGTACATGTGCGCGTACCTGAACTATGGTGGCGTCACCGGGACCGAGGGGATGTCCAAGGTCCCGAAGCTGGACGAGGCCATCCGGGAAGCCCGTAGGATGGGCCTAGCGATCGATTTGCCTGACGTAAACTCATCGGGCGACATCTGGTCCATCTCAGCGTCCGGGAGCCTTCTGGCAGGCATTTCTGAGATCCGGGGCATCTCCCCCGAGGCGGCGGGGTTCATCATCGAGGCCCGGACGAAGGCTGGCGGAAAGTTCTCCTCGATTTCCAATCTGGTCTCCACGGTAAACAGGCGACGGATCAACCGGGGCGTCATCCAGAAACTCGTGCTGTCGGGGTCGATGGACAAGGTCCTGGGCGAGACGAGTCGGGTCTGGAAGCTCTACTTCGATGAGCTCTACGAGTCTGTCCTGTCCGACAGACAGCTCATAGCGAAGATTTCCAATCTCCAGCCTCGCGTCGAAGGCGACTGGACCGCACGGCGAGCTGAGATGGAAGACCTGGCACACTCGATGATCCGGTACAAACCGGAGTTCGGAAGCGCGGGGCTGGGGAGATTCCGGAAGTTCCTGGGCAAGTACATTTCCATTGCCGACATCCGAGACCTGGCGAAGGCCAAGAACCATGACCAGGTCTATTGTGTCGGCGTGGCGACGGCAGTGAAGTTCGGCTTCCGCGAAAACGTCAAGCAGCACTCTGACGACGGAGGCAACGTCTACGGAACCCTGGATGACGGGACCGGGTACATCATGGCCTCCTATGAGGCCGACCTCTATTCTAGGCGGAAGGCGACGATCGAGAGCATGGCGGGGAAGCCTGTCATGGTTCGTGGACGATGGATGCGCCGACGCGGGAGTATCATCGTCGATCGGCTCTGGACCCTGGAGGAACTCGCTGGCGGGAAGTTCCGAGGGCTGAGCCTGCCGATCCTGTCATCGGCGAAGACGGCCTGGCACGAGGAGCACAAGAAGTCCGTCCTGTCCTGCAGCCAGTGCGATCTTCGATCCGGATGTCGGGCTCCGATCCCTGGCAGCATTGGAAATCTCCGAGCGATGATCGTCGGTGAAGCTCCGTCGTACTCCGACGAGTCTGACGGGAAGCTCCTATCCGGAAACTCTGGCCGGGTCCTGTGGGACTATCTTTCGGGCAAAGGCCTGCCCCGGAGTCTGTTCCAGGTCGAGACCGTCCTGCACTGCAAGTCGAAGGACGGGAAATTCCCTGGGATGCAGTACGTCTCGAAATGCAACTGGCTCTCTGAGTCGATCAAGAAGTCGAAGCCTCTTTCCATCCTGGCGATGGGCAACGCGGCTCTGTACTACTTCAGCGGCAGGCCTCACGGGATCCGAGAGAAGAATGGAAAAACGGAATGGGTCCCTGCCGTCAACGCCTGGGTCACTTACTGCGTGAGCCCCTCGTCTGTCCTGCACGATGAATCCAACCGCCCAGAATTCGAACGCGGCGTCTCTGAGTTCGTTCGTGTTCTCGGAGAGATCTCGTGAAGAAGAATATTGGACCGTTCTATCCTGGTACGAAAAGGAGAAATCGATGAACGCGGACATGACTTTCGACGTCGTGATCGACGAGAAACGGAAGTACAACGTGAAGCTGGGCGAGATGCTGGCGATCAAAGAGGACAGCATGAACGCTCACCTGGCCACCCATCCGAGCCAGTACGCTTTCGTGGCGATGCTGACGGCCCTCTCCAGGGCGAAGCATCAGCGCATGGAGGCCGACTTCGATCTGGCCGAAGCTCAGTTCATGCAGGACGTTCGGAGCAAGGCGGCGGAGAACGGAATCAAGCTCACCGAGAAAGCCCTGGAGAACGAAGTCATCGCGAACAAGCGGCTGCTGCAGATGCGCCGGGACCTCATCTCCGCTCAGGAGCAGGCCGAGTTCTGTTCCGCTGCGGATCAGGCCTTCCGTCATCGGAAGGACTGCCTCATCACGCTCGCCGCGAATCTCCGCGCCCAGTCCGATCCCACGATTTCCATTTCCAAATAGGAGGAGCGATCATGTCCAAAGAGGTCAAGGTCAACATGGAGCGTGTGCGCTCCGAGCTGAGCAAGGCTCAGTCGAAGGCCGACAAGCGCGGCATGAAGTGGTGGAAGCCGAAGGACGGCGAGAACATCATCCGGATCCTGCCCCCGTGGTCAGCGGACGGGATGTTCGCGAAGGAGGCGGGATATCACTACGGCGTTTCCCAGGACGCCAGCTATGCCTGCCCGAAGGTCTGCAAAGGACTTCCGTGTCCGATCTGCGAGACCGTCACCGATCTCTTCAAGTCGAAGCGGTCCGAGGACATGGCTCTCGCGAAGCGGATCAGCGTCAAGACCCGGTACTTCTACAACATCCTCGATCGCGTGGCGAAGGACAAGGTCGTCTACGTCTTCGGCTCCGGTTCGATGGTGTACGAGAAGGTCCTGGGCATCTTCGCCGACAAGGACTATGGCGATGTCACCGATGTCGCGAATGGATATGACCTGAAGGTCATCCGTTCCGGCGAAGGCCTGGACACGTCCTACGAAGTCCGACCTGTCAAGAATTCCTCTCCTGTTCTCAACTGGGAGACGAAGAAGAAGACGATGGTCGACCTCGATGCGATCGTGGAAGCCGATCTTCTTCCTTACAAGAAGCTGAAGGCGATCCTGGAGGGCACGTCTGAGACCGAGGACGAAGCCTCTGAGGAGAAGGAAGAGGAGACCGAGGAAGTCGAGGAGACTGAGGAGGAGGTCAAGCCCAAGACGGTCGCCAAGAAGACCGTCGCCAAGAAACCCGAGCCCGAGGAAGTCGAGGAGACCGAAGAGGAGTCCGAGGACGAGCCGAAGGACGAGAAGGAAGAAGAAGCCGAGGAGACCGAAGAGGAATCCGAGGAGAAGGAAGAGAAGGCCGAGAAGGAAGAAGAGGAGCCCGAGGACGTCCAGAAGGCTCTGGCCCATCTCAAGACTCTTCGGAAGAAGAAGTAATGGCAAACGCGAAGCTGCTCGAATTCATCAAGAAGCTGTCCAGGCCGACAGACTTGGAGTGGGTCCGTACAGGGGTCCACTGCATCGATCTTCTCCTGGGGGACGGGGTCCCCGTTGGAAAAGTTCTAGAGGTCTTCGGTCCGGAGAGCGGAGGAAAGAGCCTCTTCGCGTGGCACACGGCCAAGGGCTTTCAGAACGCGGGGGGCGTGGCCGTCCTGTACGACGTCGAGGCCACTGCCCCCCGGAAGTTCATGAAGGCGATCGGGGTTCGCGAGGATCTTTTGGTCTTCCGTCGGCAACGCCGCAAGAAAGCCAAGAACGACGAGAAGAAAATCGTCGACCGGGGCCTGGACAGCATCGAGTCCATCACCAACGACATGATCCAGCTTGTGCCGGAATTGCGGAAGCTGACGGAAGGCCCGATCCTCGTGATCTGGGATTCAATCGCTGCGGCCTGCTCAGAGGATGAGTGGGAGCACAAGGGCGGAGTGTGGGAACTGCGAGAGAGAGCGTACTTCGCTCAGAGGGCCAGGGCGATGAGTATCGCGATGCCCAGGCTCGTTCCCATGCTCGCCGACAATCGAGCGACTCTCATCGCTGTTAACCAGCTTCGGGAAAAGCCCGGAGTCATGTACGGGAAAAAGACGGACACTCCCGGAGGCCGTGCTCTGAAGTTCTACTCGTCGATCCGTCTGGAGTTCATCCGCAAGGGACGGATCATCAAGGATGGAAAGTTTGTCGGGGTCGAAGTGCTCGCGAGAGTGGAAAAGACGAAGATGACCCAGCCCTTCCGGCAGGTCGAGACGAAGATCGGATGGGAACACGGGTTCGATTCTTTCGCGGGACTCCCGGAGCTCCTGGAGAGCGCGAACAGACTGGTCCCCGGTAAGGGACCGAAGCAGTGGCAATACGGCAAGATTGCCGTGAACACGAGGACATTGCCGGAGCTCGTCGAGCGCGATGGTCGCATCGTCGAGGCCTGGCTCTAGGAGGCTGTGATGGGTGATCGTCATCCGGTTCGTTGTCGCGTGAAGGAGTGCGGGGCAGAATTCACTTACAATCTTGCCCGGCAGAAGCACGAGAAGGAAAAGCATCCGACGGTGAAGTTCCCGAAAAGAGCAAACCAGTGGTCGAAGCCGAAGTCGAAGCCGAAGGTCCACCAGAGTCCGGTAGAGGTCGTCAACGTCGAATACTGTTGTTTCTGCGGGAAACATCTTCCCAATGCGTTCGTGAAAGGAGTCTCCCGGTGAAAAAGTCTCGTGACCTGATCCGCATGTTCAAGAACGAGCCTGAGGAACGGCGGAAGTCCATCTACGACACCGTCCAGTATCTGGGCGAGCGCGGGTTTCATGCCCACACGATCTCGAAGGTCGCCGGGATTTCCATCAGTCAGGTCTATACGGCCTGCCGTCAGATGCAGATCCGGCTGCGCGATTATCGCGACGGGTTCGGGAAGCCTGCGGTCGACATCGTCCGCGTGGTGACGACGACGATCTTGAAGAGAGTTCAAACGGTCTGATGCAGCGGTACAAGATTTCCAATCGGCTCTGCGCCTGTGGCTGCGGACTCAGGACGATGTTCAGGTCTGAGTCTGGGCGAGGACTGAAAGCCGGAGAACCCTGCATCTGGAGGCAGGGTCATCAGCAGCGGGTCTACAGGCCGAATCACTGGAACGGACACACTCCGGAATACTTCAGGAGAAAAGCGTGAAGGCTGCGATCTTCTCCGATCTTCATCTACACTGCTTCCAGTCCTTCGCGTCTATCGGGCAGGACGGATACAACACGCGAGCCCGTCAGATCGGTCGTGTCGCGATGAAAATCATCGATCACGCGAGCGATCTTGGGTGCAAGGCGATCTTCTTCGCGGGGGACTGGTTCCACGTCAAAAAGATTCTCGCCGAGGAGCTCGATCTTTCCGGCAGGATCCTCTCGCGAGCGACAGCCCTGGGCCTGACGGTCGGAATGGTCCCAGGAAATCACGACATGGCTGCGGATGGGAAAGTCTCTCCGATCCATGCCCTCAGATCTTTCGGGTCCACTGTCCAGCTCCTGGACGAAGCTCCGCTCGTGTTCGGGAAGCAGGGCTTCACGGTCGCCGGAGTCTCTTACTGCGGGAAGCGGGAAGAACTACTGGTGAAAATCAAGCAGGTCAAGAAGGCGGACCTGATGATTCTTCATGCTCCCTGTGTCGGAGCCGAGATGGCGTCCGACCTGGTTCAGATGGACAACGAGGAGGCTGTCGGAGCCGAAGAACTCATCAAGGCCAGCAAAGCCAAGCTGGTCGTCTGCGGCCATTACCACAAGCCTCAGCTTTTCCATGAGAAACAGGGCTGGGACAACGAGATCAAAGGAGTGATGAAGGGTGTCAGGCTGCTGATCCCCGGTGCTCCCCTGCAACATTCCTTTAGCGATTGCGGACAGATTCGGGGGTGGTGGTTACTGGACACGGAAGGCATGTCCCTGGAGTTCAAGCCGATCCAGGAAGACACGGCGATCTTCGAGCAGAAATCCTACAAGGAATTTCTCAAAGATCCTGGAGCTGTTGTCGGGAAGTATGTCTCTCTTCAGATTCCTGAAACTCTGAAGCAATCGGTTCGCGAAGAAGTCGTCGATGCTATCCGAACGGCATCGGCAGGAGTTCGGGTCGATCTCGTTCCCGTTCAGAAGAATGCGGAGAAGCCGAGGACCGACATTACTCCGGCGACTCATCCGACGCAAGCGATGTCGAGTTACGCCGAAGTCAATCCTCCTCCCGACAAGAAACGGACGATGCAGTTGGGAATCCGAGCGATCGATTTGGCTCTCCAGGAGAAATCATGAAGAGTACGAAGGAGAAGTTCATCGAGGCTCTCGCGGAGTTCCTCGTGAAAGATCAGGCGAAGATGTCGATCATGCTTTCTCTTGGAAAGCCTGAGGCGATCGCATGGGCGAAACTCCGAGGTCTGACTCCTCTCGACGGATATCCGACCATCGAAGAGGGGAAACGAATCCTGAAGGAGTGGTTCAAGTGATCAAGTGGACAGATCTTCATCTCGCCGACTTCCTGAGCTGGAAAGAGCTGAGGCTCTCTCTGGTCCCATCGAAGCCGACGCTGATCCTTGGTGACAATCGCGACAATGCCGGGGCCAGCTCCAACGGCTCCGGCAAGTCCAGCATCTTCGACGGTCTGGTCTGGACGTTGTTCGGATCGACTCTGCGCGGTCTCTCTGGAGACGAAGTCATCCGTCACGGAGAGGAACGAGCTCTGGGAAGGATATTCTGGAGCGATGAGAAGGCCTCGTACTGCGTTGAACGGATTCGGAAGCCCGGCTCCACTGAGATCTCCTTTCGCATCAATGGAAAAGACGTTGACGGCCTGACGCCGACGCTCACGCAGAAGAAGATCGAGATGGCTCTGGGCTTCGAGATGGACACGTTCATCGCGGCTTGCATCTTCGGGCAGGACGTGACGCGGTGGGCTTCGTACACGGACAAGGACCAGAAGTTGATCCTGGAACGGTTGATCGGACTCAGCCAGTGGGACAGGATCCTCAAGGAGGTTCGGGACGGTCGCCAGGCCCAAGGGATTTCCAAACAGCTCGCCGAGGCCAGTCTGGCTTCAGCGACGGCGGACCTGGCTGACCTCCAGGATAGACAGAAGATCGTCGACTCCGAGGAGAAGGAGTGGGCGAAGACCATCGGTATCCGGTCCGTCGAGATCGAACAGGAGATGAAGGACGTCTCTTCGACGACAGCCGACATTTCCAATCAGATCAAGGACAAGAATTCTTGTGTCGAGGTCCTGAAGGCGGAGTCTTTCGGGGCAGCAGAGGCCCTAAAAGCCTTCCAGAAGGGCCAGATCGAGGCTGTAAAGGCCAGATCTCGCTTGGACAGGGTAGAAGAGAAGCTACGCGATTTGGATGAGTCTCAGGCCGACCTGGACCTCCACACTTTGGGGGACCCTTGTCCGACCTGCGAGCGGCCTTTCGACGAGCCTTCTGCGGCGGTCGCCAACAGGGGGCACTCCAAGAAGATCGAGTCGATCGAAGCCGAGAGATCGACTCTTCAGAAGGAAATGGAAATCCTCCAGGCTGTACTGAAGGACCCGCCTCCCGAGGAGCCGAAGTCCCAGGCCCTGAACCAGCTCCAGGAGGAAATGGAAAAGCTGTCTATCCTGCAGGACAGACTACATAAGCAGGAGCTTCTCAGAGGCCAGCTCCTGGCGGAGATCGAACAACTTGGCTCCAAGGCCGACGCTTTCGATGCCTCCCGATTGGAAATCTCCAAGAGCCGGGACAAGCTCCAGTCCAAGGTCGCTCAAATGACCGTGGACGTTGACGAGGCCCAGAAGAACAAACAGAGCTACGACTGGCTGGAAAAGGCGTTCGGCCCCCAGGGTATCCGGAACTTCCTCCTGGAGTCCGTCCTTCCCAGGTTCGAAGGCTGGGCGAATGACGTTCTCCGGGAGCTGGGACCGAATCTCCGGCTGGAGCTCCGCTCTCAGACCGCCCTTAAAAGCGGAGAACTGAGAGAAAAACTGAACTGCGGTGTATTCTTGGATGGCAGGAAGGCCCCTTACGAGAGCCTGAGTGCCGGGGAGCGGCAGAGGATCGACGTGTCGATCGCTCTCGCTCTGGAAGCTCTCTCTGCCGAGAGAAACCCGGTGGGCCTGGCAGTGTTCGACGAGATCTTTGAGCGCATGGATCCCGAAGGCTGTGAACGAGTGGCTCGTCTGCTGAAGAAGAGATTCTCTTCCCAGGGCTGCTGGGTCATCACCCACAACGACACTCTGAAGAATCTATTTCGGGAAGTACTGACCGTCCGCAAAGAAAACGGCGTCTCCGAGGTCTCGAAGTGAGAGCCGCAAACTTCTGGGCGATCAAAGAAGAAGTCGGGTATCGGCTCGTTCCAGTCCAGAAGGACAAGAAGGGCAAGCTGATCCCTGGCTCCCGTCCATCGGGATCCCTCCATGCCCAGGTCCACCATCCACTCAGCAAAAAGACTGGTCGGGCGAAGGGGTCTGCATTGGAAATCCGTGTAGCGAAAGTCCTCAACGCGGCCCTGTACGGCGGAGCCCAGGTTCTGCGAAGGACTCCTCTGAGTGGCGGATGGAGCCACGGGATGGGGGACATTTGCGTTGATCCCGAGCAGCTTCACAAGGGGAAGTTCTCCGCTCCGCCCCTTTACGTCGAATGCAAGAAGGGCCAGAACATCGGTTACGAAAATCTGCTGGCCTGGGCTTTCTCCGGAAAGCCGAATTTCTACACTCTCTGGTTTTCAGAAGCCCTCTCCCAGGGGAAGGGCAAGTCTGTGATGCTCGCGGTACACGGCGACGGCCTGGATCCGTGGGTGGTGGTTCGTCCAGCCGCAGGGCTGGAACTGGCTGAAGGGTGCCAGACCATCAAGCTCCTCCGCTTCAATGCGTGGCTCGTTCCATTGGAAAAGCTGGCCTTCACTGGCTGGGATTCGAGGGGGAGAGATGGGAGTACTGGCGACATCCGCTCAGGTTGAAAAAGCATTCTCAGAATACGCGGCTCGTAAGAGCAACGAGAACGCCGAGCGATGCCTGGACATGTTCCGCCCGTTTCTGCGGACGCTCGTGTCGAAGCATCCTCTTTGGGTCCAGGAAGATCTGGAACAGGTTCTCTCGATCCAGCTCTGCAATCTTCTCCCCGAGCTCGTCCGCAAACACGCCGAAGGACGGATCCAGAAACTCCTGCAGTACACCGTCGGCGTCATGGACCACAAGGCGAAGGACTACGTCAAGAAGCAGATGCGCGATCAAAGTCGATACTGCAGGATAGACGACGTCGACATCGTTGTCTCTGTTCATGCGGGGAAAGATCACGAGATGCAGGAGATGATCAAGTACGTTCGTAAGGCCATACGGGAGATGATCGTCTTACGATGGATCGACAAAAAGGAAGCGGCGAGAGCGAGCCGCTGGGCTCAGATCATGCTGACCGGGCAGCGTCCGACGATGGACACGAATTGCATCGCGAGGTTCAACGGAACGCGATACGAGGCCGGGAAGCATATGTACTCGATCGTTCTACATCGTCTCAGAGAGTTGTTTCTTGCTGGTGGACATGAGATCGGGATCGAACAAAATGCTGAGACTGAATAACATCTCTCACGACGATGTCGATCTGACCGACTGGCTCTGCTGGAAGAAGCAGGACTGCGGACTCCAGGAGCTTCGGGAGTGGATTGGAAATGAAGCCTTTCTCCGGCTCCTGTCTCTCTATCCAGGACTTTACCTGAAACTCCCTCCTTCAAAAGAACTGGTTCGACTCAGCTTCGACCTGGAGCTGGCGAAGGCTGTCTATGCGATGAAGGTCGCCAGGAAGACAAAGGATCTTGCCGGGCTCGTCGTCGCCGAGCAGAAGATCTATAAGATCGCCAAGCATCTCGATCGCCCGATGAAGTGGGCGAAAGAGCGAGGGCTCGATCTTCTGAAGGAGATCGCCAAAGTCTCTCAGTGGAAGCGGCAGATGATGAACTGGCGGAAGAGAAATCACCTGGAGGTCTGATGATGGCTGCGGATCGATTCACTCACTGCGCCAATGGAAATCATGGCTGGTGTAAGGGCATCGGCGTTCCTCCTGGACAGCTTCTTGTGTATCCTCAGGACGACGAGGTCCAGATCCAGATTCCGGATCCCGTGTTGGAGCTGTGCGGTTGCGCCTGTCATCCGGTCATGGATGTCAGCCGCAGCAGAACACCCTCTCAAGTACCAGCTCGCGGCCCAAAACCGCGATCTGGTAAGTGAAAATAAAGGACGTCGAATGATAGACCTGAAAGACAGGCGGATTCTCGTTACGGGAGGTCATGGTTTTCTGGGGAAGTGGGTCGTCGCGGCTCTTCGCGAGAAGAACGCGGATGTCTGGTGCCCGAGTCACAAGAACTTCGATCTGCTGGAGCCTAGAGGGATGGACATCCAACTGATGTCCAACAAAGTTGAGATCGTCATCCATCTCGCTGCAGTCGTCGGCGGCATCGGGGCGAACATGGAATCCCCTGGAAGATTCTTCTACGAGAATCTCCAGATGGGACTGAATCTGATCGAGTCGTCGAGACTGGTTGGAGTGAAAAAGTTCGTTCAGGTCGGAACGATCTGCAGCTATCCGAAATACTGTCCGACTCCGTTCAAAGAAGAGAGCATCTGGGACGGCTATCCTGAAGAGACCAATGCGCCCTACGGGATAGCCAAGAAGGCTCTGATGGTCATGCTCCAGTCGTATCGGCAACAGTACGGATTCAATGGGATCACTCTGATCCCCGTGAACATGTACGGGCCTGGTGACAATTTCAATCCGAGGTCCAGCCATGTCATTCCGGCCCTGATCAAGAGGTTCATCGAGGCCAAGAAACAGAATCTTCCGAAGGTCACCGTCTGGGGCACGGGGAAAGTCACCAGGGAATTCCTCCACGTCAAGGATGCAGCAGAGGCGATTGTCATCGCGACAGAGAAGTACGACAAGCCGGAGCCGATCAATCTTGGGACCTCTGACGAAATCTTCATCGACACTCTCGCGAGCATGATCGGAGACTATGTCGGCTACGAGGGCAAGATTGTTTTCGATTCATTGAAGCCTGATGGACAGCCGAAGAGAAAAGTAGATGCGAGCAGAGCGAAGAGGGATCTGGGATGGGTATCACGGATATCATTAGAAAGTGGATTGCAGCAAGTCATCCGAAGCGCGATGGCCGATCCCAGTTAGTCTGGAAGAATCCGGACACGGTCGAGAAGATCCTTTTCTCGATGGCTCAGGATTCTCTTAATTTCTCAGAGGATCAGATCGATTAAATCATCGGGACGGCGACCGTCATTGATCTCCATGATCTGGAACAAGGTCAGACCTGCATCAAAATGACTGTCCATCTTCCGGATTGCAGGAAGTACGTTATCAGCATATCCTTTCCGGAAGAGACTATCTCTGATGATGCGGCTATGGATGCAGTGTCTCGAAGGGTCGTCAAAGATCTTGAAGCAGCCCTCAGAAAACTCTGACCTGCCGTTCTATCTGTCATGAGCATGGATACGACCGAGATCGGGAAGATCATCAAAGGGAATCGAGGAAGGGATGCGATTCATATCGCCGTCGCTCCTCTTGTGGCCGCTCACGCCCTGTCCCCCGGAGACCATATCGGCCTTTCGGATGATGGTCAGGCTGTTCGATGCGCGACTCCGATCGGGATCGTCGATCCGTATCTCGAAGAAGGAGTAAAGGCTGGCGAGAAGTTCTACATGTTCCTTTATCCAAATACGATCACGAGTCTCCGTCATGAATGGATTCATCCGTCATTCAAGGACTCTGACCCCATTGTCGCCCTGATGGATGGGCTCTCTGGAGAGAGAGCTCGGGCCAGGAGAGAAATTGAAGAATTTGCGAAACATGCTAACTCTGGATTCGATGAAATAATGGAATCGGCCAGGGAATTTCAGAAGTCGGGAGATCGTCACTATCTTAGCTTCGATATTCCGGACGAGCTCTATCAGGGAGTCGAAGAGTTCTGGAAGAATTTCGAGATCATCACTGGAATAAAGGCGAAGAGCACGGAGAGCTTCTTCAGTTGCGGATGTTGAATTCCTCTATAGTCTCCTCGGGAACGGCGCGGAAGGCTTGTCCCCTTTCGGTCGACCGCGCCGTCTCCCTTAAATTTGATCGTTGACCAATAACACGAAAGGAAACGAGATGCCGAGATTCCAGAAGAAGCCGGTTCAGGTTCAAGCGTGGCCCGTCGTCGCGGTGCTGCGGAGCGCCGAGAAGGAATGGGAGACGCTCCCCAAGCCCATCGCGGACGCCTACGAGCGCGGGGACGTCCTCTTCCTGCCGAAGACGGTGGAGATCAAGACGCTCGAGGGCCGGATGACGGCCAGCGGAGACGACTGGATCATACAGGGCGTGAGCGGGGAGTTGTACCCCTGCAAGCCCGACATCTTCCAGAAGACCTATACCGCCGTCCCGTGTGAGGGATTCGAGCAGGTCTGCACGGGTAACCGCTCGACGAAGGACTTCTGCCCGGCCTGTCGTTAGACGTTCCTTAGCTGAGGACTTATGACGAACTGCGTTCAATGTAACTCGGGCCAGCCGCACACTCACAGCGATCCAGCCGCGCTGTACGGCCACTGGAGCACGGCCCAGCTCGCGCTCAAGGCTGTCACCGAGGAAAGGGATAAGCTCCTCCTTCAGTTTGAGGAAGCACGGAAGATCATCGAGGAAGTGTCTCACTCGCCCGAGATGAAGAAGTTCTACTACGGCGGCTTCGAGCAGGACCCTTGCGGGGTCCATGCGTTCACGGCGAAGTACGCCGTTAAGCGGGAAGGTCTAACCCTTGGGGAGTCAAGGAATCTGCCCTATCCGAAGCCGATCAGCGACGATGATGCGAAGAAGCGGCAGGATGACACTTGCCCGGCCTGCAACGGCAGAGGGTTCCTTCAGTTTCTTGAGGGCGGCGAGCAGACGAGCTGCGCCCTGTGCGACGGAAAGAAGAAGGTCTGACGAGCTAGAGAGGATAGGTAAAAACAATGGCTGGAAGCTACGGACACATCCGGGGCGAAGACGGCAAGTTCACCATGGACGGGATCGAGAACATTGGGGACGCGCACGAGGCCCTGGAGGAGTGCTTTCACATGATCGAGTTCCTCTCTGGCGGCAAGGCCGAGAGGCGGGTCCTCGCCCTGCACTACTTCATGAGGACGTGCTACGAGCATCACGCCAAGGAATGTCACTTTTGCAAGGATCTGGTCGAACAGAAAGCGAAAGCCACTTCATGACAAGTTTCTATGAGATGGGTCGCGGCCGGTTGAGTGGAGGCCCGTACTGGCTCCCGGGGGCGTGGCACCCCTCGGCAAACGACACCGGAAGGCTCATGAGTCCCGTGCCATCGACCGATCCCATAGAAACTTCCAGCGATTCGTCTAAGGGGGCCAAGTGAGCTTCGGTAGAACGGCGTCACGGTGTCACGTCTGCCGCGCCGAGTGGGTGACGGGCTGCGTCCCAAAGTACGTCTGTTCGGAATGCAAGAAGCTCGGGCACAGCGATTCCCTCGATTGCCCCAAGTGCGACCGGGAGTATCTCGCTGGCGTCGTTGACGGGCTGCTGGAGGAACTGACGGACCTCCGGAGCTTCATTAAGGGCATTGGCATCAGGGCTCAGGGGCGGGACGGCGACTGGAAACAGGTCTGGGATTCGGTGCAGGAGTTGGTGAAGCACTACCCACAGATCGACAAGGACCCCATCCGCACCATTCATGCGGGGGATTAGACGGATCAACCGAAAGGCGAAACGCATGACCGGGCTGGATTTGGTCGACTGGTTCTACGCGGTCGAGACAGCCGCGAACGATCACGGCGAGGTCGGCGACTGGGAGGCGCAGGATTTCTTTCTCGAGTGGTTCACCGATCTGCGCTACGCGATGATGGCGGCAGAGGGAAGAGCGAGAGCACTACACGAATCAGCGGATTCTTCTAACGGAGGAAGGTCATGACCCCTAAGGAGTGGGCGGCGAAGGCGATGGACGCCCTTGACCAGAATAGTCCCGACTGTTCGGTGTCCGAAACCATTACGCTCTACATCGAGAAGGCTGTTGAAGAGGAGCGGGAGCGGTGCGCCGATGTCGCGTTCGAGCAGCTATCCCTCGGTGGCCCAGGTCAGTACGCCTTGGCCGATGAAGTGGCAGGTCGGATTCGTCAATTACCGAAGTAGGGAATCTTCAAATGGAAGTGTTCAAGTACGACATGAAGCTAGTCGAGACCTGCGCGAAGTGCAGGAAGCAGATGTTTCCGCTGCTCTATGCGGACGGGCGCTGCTGCG